TTCAGTTTCAATTGGGAACGTCTCAAAGTATTCGTCAGTTCCAACTAATGTTACTTTAAAGTACGTCATTGGCTTACACATCAAGAACGTATGCGCATTAACCAAAACGTACCCATCTCTAATGTGAAAGCCATTGCAAACCATTGCAACACTCTTACCTTCCATTTGTTCATTCTCATACCCTTCAAGAAATACTCGAACCATACATTTTGCGAAAGATCCTAGTAAACAACCTTTGAAGTTCGGATTCATAGCCTCAATTCTAAATTTCGCTTCATTAACAAATTTAGAAATGTGCAATTGGCGAATGCCCTTCTTAACAATCTGGTGTTTTGGTCTTCCAGTTCTCTTGGAACCCTTGGTATAATCATTTGCTTCAGAATTAAACTTTTGAAGCAATTCTTTAGCATCACCAAACATTCCAAACATACCAGCTGCAAAAGGAACCATGCACAAAGCTGCACATAATCCCACATAGTAAGGTAAATTTGGAGAATCCCACCAATCGACCAACTTTAAATGAATAAGATCAGCAATCATAGATTCCCAATTTGTTTTCTTAGCTTTCTCAAGAAACTCTCCGGATTAAACACCAAACATGTCATTACATGAAGAACTAGTTCGTTCACTCAATCCATCAATACCTATAATAGGGCCAGGAGGATTATTAAATTGCGGTAACATATCTTCCGTTAAAGGAGGCACATCGTCACCATCAAATATGACGGTATCCTGAGTTCTTCTAGCTTGCTCTCTGATCTTTTTAACATGTAGAAAGTGATTACTCAAATCCGTGTAATTAAATTGAACACTTTTCTGAATTTTCATCTGTCTCTCTTTCATGTCCACAATCAGATCCGCAATCTCCCAAAGATCCATCTCTTGTCCCTTATGGTCGGTATAAGTTGAATCTGAATCAAACAATTGACATCGATCAATCATAAATTTGGTATCCCAAATTTGATCAGTAGCTCGATTTACTCCTCGAATTACTAAATGCAAACGACGGAGAAAAGCATTCCGATCAGTTAATCCAATTTGCCAAGTATCAGTTCTCAATCCTTCATTAGCAATGTTACTAGATACAAACACATAGTCTGAATCAAAATACACGTTACCTTTGTTTTCTAAACTAGCCATGTTTAAATTAAATGGCTGGTTATTAACAGCTTTTATGAAGAAGTGAGCTTGAGAAGCTCTCTTTTGAACATCCAAGTGCTGAAACATTTCATCAATAATGAAGAATTTCTGATTGGAATAACCTTCCATATAGTCATCTTCTGCGTTAAACGAATAGGTCATCACAGGAGAAAATTGCACTGGTGGACACTTGCCAATTTGATTGTTAATTTCATCCTCAGTCAAGTTTGGAAAGTTGGATATAAGTTTATGATATCTATCCATCCATCGATCGTACTCAATTTTCATGATGGCATACTGCAAGTATTCCATAGCACGAGATTTAC